GCGAGCAGGTCAATGGAGAAGTTCGCAAACAGCTTATCGAAATTGCGAAGAATGAAAAAAAGATAGACCAAGAACGTTTTAAGCAAATTGCGAAAACAACGCAAATTTTACTGTCTAATGTAAAAAATTGGATTGATTATTATAAGTTAAATATGGAATATGTAGCTGGAATGATTGAATTGGGCACACTTAATAATGAAATATTCCAGCTAAATGAGAAATATGAGCATATTAATAGCAATTATGTAATAGAACCACCGGAAATATCAAGCGATAAGAAGGTAAAAATGGAAGAAGTAAAAGAAGTAAAAGAAGTAAAAGAAGTAAAAGAAGATGAAGACTCAACTGAATCCAAAAAAAGAATCCGAATGAAAAAATAATATGTGATTTAACAATATGTTAAGTGAATATTTTGACCCATTATTTTTTTTCATTGCTCTATCAATTGGAATGTTAATTGTATATGTAACAACACCAGTCCCAGAAATTATATATAAATATCCTACTCCAGATAATAGTGTTGTATATCAAGATGATGTTCAGAACTGTTATCGATATGTTTCAAAAGAGGTTCCTTGTAAGGGGGAACTGACCGAGATTCCAATCCAACACGTTGATTTAGAAGAGAAATCTAAGGAGAGTATTATTACACAATTCAATAAAATGATTAAACAAAATGTTTGATTATAATATAAAGAATGCTCGATTTTTTAAAAGAGAGACCTTTTGTAATATTAATATCAATACTTTGGGGTCTTGGGTTGAGTTGTATGTTTAGACAAGCGTGTGTTGGGAGGGACTGTATTGTAATTAAGGCGCCTCATCCATCCAAAATAAATAATAAAGTATTTAAAGGAACCAATTCAAAATGCTACATGTATTTACCGGAATCTACAATGTGTGGCAAAAATTCGATCCAAGCGTAATAATTTATATTTAAAAATATTTTTTTAAATATGGAATCTGACCCGAAGGCGACACCAATTAATGCTTTACCAAAAGGTAATTTAACCCAAGAAGACGATCAACAATTTATCCAGAATATTCTCAATCAAATGAAGGGGGATAGTCAAGAGTCAGAGCAAAACTATCAACAGGCTCAACAAAAATATAATAACCAGCAGTTTGGACACAGTCCAGCTGAGCAACATGCGCAGAATCAAGAGCAACTTCAAGGTCAATATGAGCAAGAAGAACAATACGAATATGAGGAGGAACCAGTTAAGAAAACATTTGGAGATAAGTTGAAAAATGGAATAAAAGGGCCCATACTATTTTTAATATTATATGTTCTATTGTGTTTTCCATTTATTCGCGTGTTTGTAGCGAATCAGATTTCACGTTTTACAGAGAACGAGAACTTTCAATTATATGGGGCGACCCTTCTTTTAGGTTTGATCGGTGGAGTCATATTTTATTTAATTTCTACTTTTCTTTTCTAAAATATATATTATATGAGAGACACATATATTTCTTTACAAGGTTTAGTAATTGGTTTTTTAATCGTAATACTTTTATTTATTCCAATTCCTGTAATAGGCAGGTTTATATGCTTATGGATTCTATTTGTGGTACTCTGTAATTTGGTATCTGGTGACATATTGTTTTCTCTGTTCATTTCAACTTTTTTTGTCATACTATTTTTTCTATATTTAGGGCCCAAAAAGACGATTTCTTTTTCTGGAAATATGGTTGAGAATTTTGATGGAGAAGGAGAATCCAAAGATAAATTAGACACTGAAATGGAAATAACAGCAAAAGCACCTGAGAAAGCCCCCGAAAAAGACCTAAAAGATATGAATCCATCTCAATTAAATAACATTGTTGATAAATTGAATGTTAGCGTCGGCCCAGCAAAAGATGATGACGATGATGAATTATTTGGTAAAATAGACATCGGAGATTATGATGATGAAGACAGTGATGAAGATAGTGATGAAGATGAAGATGATGAAAAAATTGAGAAGAAAGTAGGAAAAACAACATCAAGTTCTAAAAAAGCATATAAAGCCCAGAAGCAATTATACGACTTGAATAATACGGCGAATGCTTTACATAAAACTCTGACGCGGATGGCCCCAACTCTTGAAAAAGGTCAAAAAATAATTGATATGGTTGGAAAAATGGGTATCGAGAAATATTTATAAAAATTGATTTTGATTGGAATTATTTTATATTAATAATATAAAAGAATGAAAAGTGCGAAAGTTGTTTCAAGTGTTGCTTCAAACAAGCCCGACGGATTAAGTATTGCTTTAATAATAATACTAGTTCTTATTATTGTTGCTTGTATTTTATGGTATATGTTGTATAAACCTAAAAAAGAAGTTGTTCTTCAATCAGTTGAAGGTTTTTCTGATGAAATAAACAATCTGAAATTTTTCCAAAAGAATAATATCGGAAAAGAGGTCCCGACGGACCCTGTCCACGTCCCTGTCGATGTTCTTGAAGGCAGTCTCATGACACCAGACCAAATCAATGCTTATTTTGGGTCCGCGAAAAAAAAAACACAGTAGTTGGTAAATCGGTTGAACACTTTCAAAATCCAACCATTGAGCATTTCAGTTTCGGAGACTTGTTTAGTTTCGGTGGTGGTTCCGTAAAAAAAGCAACGATTCCTCCGGAGAGGACACGACCGAACTATTCTGACTCTGACTCATCTCCTCCTCAATTTAGCACACTCAGTTATGGACCTAATGGATCCAATGGACCTAATGGACCTAATGGACCTAATGGACCCAATAGTTATGAACAGAAGAATCAGAACGCACTCCCCAACTATGACAAATCTGGTGAGTTAGAATTAGAGAAAGCAATCCTTGAATTAAAAGGAAATTCAGGAGACTATAAAAAGGATGTTGCGGTTGTGCCTCAACGTATTCAACCGGCTCCTGTAAAACCGAATGTTCCCATGATTAGTCATGCTGAACTGGAAAAAGCAATTATTCCAACTCTGGAATCTCAACCGGTTGCGCCACCAAAGGCATCTTCAATGAACTGTAAATTCCTAAATTCTCAGAAATGTCATCCAGATTATCCAAACTTTTCTGGGGCGAGTCTGAACTTTGGGGGCGAGAAAAATAAAGTCAAGTGCGACTCCGTCGGTGGAGAGAAAATGGCGAAGGCCATTTGCACTATTGCAGATGGTAGTATAACTGGTGCTTATATTCTTGATGAAGGAAGTGGTTATGAGGTAGCCCCGAAGGTTGTGGTTGAAGGAGGAGGTGGGTCCGGATGTAAATTAGAGTCAGAAGTTATCGATGGGAAAGTCAGGAAGATTATAGTAAAAGTGAGAGGTCAGGGTTTTACTGGGACCCCCTCTATAAAGATTGAGTCGCCCAATATGAGTAATGGATGTTATTTGTGTTGTAAATAGGATAAATTATTTTCTATAAAAAAATAATGAAAGATATTTTTTTATTCATATGTGTAGTATTAATTTTATTATTTATATTTGTGATGAATCGTTCCTATTTAGAAAAATTTTCTTCGAGAGATGTCGAAAATTCGTGGCCCCAACTCTATACAGCAAACAATGTAGGTGAATTATACAAGGCCCAGAATATATACCCCGAAAAAGGAATGCGCGATTATTACGTCGGAAATTATCCGGATGTAGTTCTTCCAGCGGATGTAGTTGGATGTGGTGGGCGAAACCAGCCCTGCTACGGAGGAAGTCAGGAAGTCGTATTAAATACAATGCCTCCACTCGATATTAGTAATAAGAGCATTTCAACAAAGACGGGAAATATCGGACCGAAAAAGAAAGTAGAGGAAGTTGGATATTTATACAAAATTATGAGTGCATATGAGGATAACTCTTATATTCCTCTATTTTTGCTTCGTCCTCGCGGACAATATCCAAAATACGAGTATTTTATAAAAGGGGATGATGGAAGATATAAGGCGGTCATTACTGCAAGTATCCATCGTGAACTCGGAACAAATGACCAAGTTAAGATTGAGGATGAACCGTATTTTTACAGAGCGACGATAAATGCGACGAACTTTCCGAGTTATCCACAGATTGAGTAGGTTGAGGTGGTATGTATATGTGATAATTTGCCAATGAAAGAAATATCATATAATATTCAAAGATTATTTTATCCTAAATTCGTTTTTGAAACATTCCAGTTGGGACCTATCATCGCTCCAAGAAAGTATGGGTCCGTCTTATCAGCCAATTTTTCATTATAAATTTTACCATTCTGTCCTAAAACATCAAAATTCTGTTTGAAATCTCCATATTTTTCAAAATTATATGGAAGCAGTCCATTAGTAATGCTCCCTTGATTTGTCGATACTCTAACTTCCCCTTCAACACGGCGAAAATCGTTCTGCACCATTGTTGGAGGGTTGGAATACATTTGAGTAAAATAATTTTCAGAATTAAGAGGAGTTAATTTTTTAGATGGGGGTGGTATCCGGTCCTTCTCATATTTTATTTCAGTATTATTAATTAACTTGTCATAGTTAATATAGTGTTCAAGATTTAGAAGTTCTGGGTTGTCCTTAAAAAGGAAAAGCCAATCTACATAGTCTTGCATCGTCATTCCATCCGGATATCCAAATTTATAAGCATTTTTTTCAACTGTTGTCATTTTTTGTGGGCTTTGATAATTCTTCTTCGGTTTGAATACACGTTCAAACTCTTTTGGATGAAAGGGGTTGATATATATTTTATCTTGATCCTCTGATGGATCGGGGTCAGAAGGGGTTAAATGAAGGAAATTTTTGGTTTGGAAATCTGGCATGGTATTTGAATAGAGGGCCTTTTCAAGTAATTCTTTTTTATCATCTTTATCAATTGGGGCTGGAAAATCTTTATCCACTGTCGGGCGGTCATCTTTCCCCTCAAAATGCTCAACATATTTTTCAGAAGGAATGACCATATCGGTGTCTTCTTTATTTATTACAGTTTTATTAATAACATATGGAACTGTCATTTTAGTGTAAATCCGATTTCCATAAAAACAAAATAAGAAAATAAAGAAAAAAAGAAAAACCATAAATTGATAAAATTTCATTTTATTATTTAATGAGATTTATTTCTCTATATAAAATAGTATATTATGCCTAATTATAATGAGAACAATGTAAGAGATAAATCAATTGATGACTTACCACGAATGACATTTCAATTACCAAATACAGAAAGTGGAACCGCTTTACCATCTGCAAATCCTGTTTTTTTCTGTCAGTCCGGTTGCTCAATTGATTATAATTTTAGTAATATAAAGTCATGTCAAGTTAATAATGACGGAACAAAATATACGGTAACTCCAACTGACAATGCAAATATAAATTATATAATGTGGAATGGAACTGATATGAGTAGTGGAGAAAAAATGGTTCAATACACTCTAAAAGAAGTATATTTTACAGCTCCAGCAAAAGATTACATTGGAACAAATCGTGATATATTAAACCAATCTATCCAATATTATTTTGTTTTCGTGAATGAAAAATATAATAATCTTATGATTTGTGTATCTATAATTGGTAGTGTAAATAATTTGGGGAATGCTCCTAAATCAAATGGGTTCGTTATGATGGAAAAATTATCGAATAATATTCCAAATAAAGGTGCTGAAACTGAGCTAACGAATCTCAATAATTTTAACTTGGGAACACTTATTCCTCCAAATAAACCATTTTTTAGCACACTTATAAGCTCGGGTATTCAATATATTATTCTTACTGAGGTTGTTGATGTTCCTGTTAGTTTTTTTGCAAATATCGCGACGAAGGTTAATGGAGCAATGGAATTATATACCAGAAAAATGACAGACTTTCAAAGAAATACACCTGTTAATCCACCAACAACAATTCTATTTTATAATGAGAATTCACAATTATTAGATAATCAAAATCTGGTATGTAATTCAAATTGCGACTTAGTCCCTACAAAAAAAATTATTCCATCAATTGGAACATATACAACTACGGAATCAGGAAAAAAACAACCAGAAACTCTGAAGACTATTTCAGGGGCTGATTTTCCTCCTGAAAAATGTGAGATGGAAGAAGTTTGGTCGAATCAAACAATTAAACCAAAGAAAGTAAAAGACCCAGATGATCCAGATGATCCAGATGATCCAGATGATAAAAAGAAAGAAAAAGATAATACTACTGCAATCGCAATTACTGTCTGCTTGTTGATTGCAATGGTAATTATAATTATTGGATGCAGTTATTATAAATATAAAAAATATGGATTCAATATAAAATTAATAGTTGCTGGAATAATTGGAATTATAGTAACTATTATTGGATTATCAGTTGGTTGTCATTTATATGTAGAAAAAAAAGATTTAGTCTGGTTATCGTATGTTCTCGGAGTATGTGGATTTTTTGGAGCAATGGTTTTTATAGTTATTATTAAAAATTATGATTCTTATGGATACAACACAAGTTATTCAAGTTTTAATTCAGCTACAACACCAGCTACTAACAAACAAAAACCATACACCGGAGTGAATGTTCCAACTGGATTCAATCAACCAAAGACTTCATGGTTCAGTAGTAGCAGTGATAGCAAACCAATAACTGGTTATTCCCCGCAAATAACAGTTCCATCCGCAAGTAATACACAATCAAAACAATCATCTGCGACTGCTCCTCCAATGAGTGTTCCATCCGCAAGTAATACACAACCAAAACAATCATTTTCTACGGTTCCATCATCAATGACAGTCCCTCAAAGTTCAGCAACTGTTTCTCCTCAACCAAGTAAATCATTCTTTTCTAAATTAAAAGATACATTTTCCAGAAAACCGGATTCGTCATCAACAACAACGAGTTCTACGCCTCCTCCAATAACCGACCCAATTATAAATAAAGTATCCGATTTAATTAAACGTATTAATGCACAGCCAACTAATAAAATTAGTTCGAATAAGAAAAGAAGCCTAAAAAACAAATTAACTAGAATCGCTAAAAATCCATCAAATGGAGAACGAATATTAAATGAAGTTAGTCGTGAATTGAATACAAAACAATAGATATTATATAAGAATCTATGATTTTTATATATAAAAATATATTATAAAGGATAACCAACGTTCGACTGAAAACCAGTTATTCCATCTAATCCCTGTGCTCCCAAAGTATCTTTCCACGTTTTAACACCGCTACACTGCGCATTTGATTCATTACCTCCACTACAAGTTAAGCAATTATCGTTCTGATTAAATCCAGCCGGAGTTGCGCTCTCACGAGTCATATAACTACGACCAGCATCCATAACCTCCGGGTCCAAATAGCCATCTCCACCATCCATACTTTCTACAATATCTCTATCCGCGACCTCCTTCGCAATAGTGGGTGCCATCATACGAGAAGCCTGCCTCTGAATAACCCTCTGAACAGTGCCTTCAAGTTGCTTCTTCTGGCCTATTTGGAGCATAACAATGAGTGCAATTGCTAAAAATAGGGCGACGGCTGGACTAAATAGACCAACAACGGCAATAACTACCAAGAATACAATCTTAACAATGATATTGTCAAAGAATGTAAGGAAACTTACAGGTAAGAATTGGACAACAACACCTGAATAAACGATAAGTAGAACAACAAAAACTGCTTGAATAATATGACCGGTCAGTGAAATTCCGGTCTTTTCGAGGATTGCACTCGGCGCTTTAACAATCGCTTTTGAAGCATTCAATACTTTCTTTGCTAACTTTTTAACAGCCATGTTTATAATTATTACTAATATTTTATTTAAGGATAAAATTGATTTTTTTTTTAATAAATTCATATTATCTCTAAACATGTCATCAACATACATCGGAAAAAGAGGTTATGTAATCGTTAAATCGGAATTACCCGAAAAAACAATTAAAAATATAAGAAAAGATTTAACTATTTCTCCGTTCGTCATCGGCGACTACGGCGAATCAGAAGAACCATTCCCGGTCTTTTTAGAAAATGACAAAAAAATATATGTTCCTAAATATTATGGAATCGAAAAGTTCGGAATTCCCACCAAAAATGAGGTTCCCGCCGGAGAAGATATTGATCTCAAATTCAACGGAATACTTCGACCCCACCAACTCGACCCAATCGACGCATGTATCCAAGCATTTTCCAAAACGGGGGGCGGTATTCTATCGCTACCTTGCGGAGAAGGAAAAACGGCGTGTGCCTGTTATTTAATCAGCCATATGAAAAAGAAGACGTTCGTCCTCGTCCATAAAGAATTCCTAATGAATCAATGGATCGAACGAATTTCTGGGGGCCCAGATAGCCCCGCCTTTTTACCTAATGCCCGTATCGGCCGTATCCAAGGTAAAATCATTGATATCGAAAATAAAGATATTGTCATTGGAATGATACAGAGTATATCAATGAAAGATTACCCCCTTAATACATTTGATAGCTTCGGAATGGTTATCCTTGATGAGTCTCACCGATGCCCTAGTCGGGAATTTTCGAAAGCCCTCCAAAAAATAAACTGTAATTATATGCTTGGTCTCAGCGCGACGCCAGAGAGAAAAGATGGTCTTACCAAAGTCCTAAAATGGTATATTGGGGATATTGTTTTTATGAGGAAAGGTAAGAGTGCTCTAAATTCCATCGTTGAAAGATACATCTATGATTGTGATGAAAAAGCCTACTGTGAAGAACTAAAAGGATATTATGGAAACGTGAATTCAGCCGGTATGATAAATAATGTTGCCCTCTATATGCCCCGAACTTTATTCATCGTCCAAAAGACTATGAACTGCCTCGAAGATGGGAGACAAATTTTAATACTATCGGACCGCCGTGAGATGTTAAAGGACATCGAGCTTAAAATAGGGGAGCGTGGGATTGAATGTGGCTACTATGTTGGAGGAATGAAACAGTTAAAATTAGATGAAAGCGTTAAGAAGCCCGTTATATTAGCGACATTCCAAATGGCGGCCGAGGGGCTCGACATTAAAACAATTGACACAATCATCCTCGCAACTCCAAAAACAGATATTGAACAAGCGGTTGGGCGCATTCGTCCAAAAGTCGGAGAAACAAAGAACGTCCCTCTCGTCATCGATATTGTGGATAATTTCTCGCAGTTTAAGAATCAGGCGTTCGCGCGGAACAATTTCTACAAAAAGAAGAATTATGTTATACACACATTTTCAGTATCCAAAAGTGGGGAGAATATTGAGAGTATTGGGTCGTGGAATCCACCAGAGCAAGAAGATTCAGTTTCGGAACCATCTGGAAAAAAGACTTTTGTATTCAAGTGATTTCAAGTGATTCTGATTTTTAGATTTTTATTATAAAATTATCGAAGTAAATCAAATTTATTTACATAACAACAAATTCGCATTCTGAACAATCAGTTATTGCTCGAAAAACTAGTGATGAATCATCCATCGTAAGCACGTGATTGAATTCAATCTCGTCTCCGCCAATCCGAAAATGATGAACAATCTCATTTTTCTGAATGTTGAACAAATAGACCTCAAATCCTCTATCAATCTTTTTCTTGATGATGATGAAGTTTCCAATAATTTCAATTGGAGACCGCAATATAATTTCCTGATTGACCGATAAATACAAACATTCAGCATCTGTATATATGAAGAACACAGTATCATTCTGAATCAATTGACAACCCAGCATTTTCGTCCCGAACATTTGTAATGAAGCAAACATTTGTCGCGTAGTTGTATCAAATATTTTGACTTCAATCTTTTTTACTACTGTTTGAACATATGAAGCAACATATCGATCCGCAACAAGAACTGCGTTCAATCCGAGAATTGGAGCAATCACTGGCGATATAGACCGATCAATTTGTTCAAGAATATTTGAGATTGAATAGAAAGAAGTTGTTCCATCTTTTCCTAGAACAAAGAAATCATCTAAATCAGTCATTAGACTCACATGTTCAACATTAATTTGAAAAGTACATGACAAGAATCTTTCTCGGCTATAATAAACAACCCATAATGTATGCTCAATATCAGTCATTAAAATTATTTTTTTTTCTTTCAAATGAAATATCCACCTATATTTTGAAGAAAAAATTGTTTCGCCTCCACTACGGATACTAAAAGAACCTTTATTTCCTGCTAAAAATTTAAACATCTTATTTATATGATTAAATTTATACCAAATTCTCCATCAATTTTTACAAAAGAACAACCACATTTTCCTGAAATAATTCCATATTGAATTTCTCATCTTCATCCGTAATTTCCTTAGAACGTAACCGAATCAAAAATGCATCACGATCCACTTTTCCCAAAGTAATCCAACAGCGAATAATATTCCCGAAAATCAATCCGCATTTGGGATAATCAACCTCGTATTCCGCATATAACTGAACCATTCTCCCACAAATGAAATCCCCGAACGCGATCGAGAACTCTTCAAAATCCCGAACAAGCATCTTGAACATTTCAACCAAATGATTACTCACACTCTCCTTACTATCCAGAACCGAATATATAAATTTGGAAATAAATGCAGGATAATCATCGGGAGCCGTCAATGACCTGAATAATTCGACACTTGCATCATAATCCTGTGTAATCGGATATTCCGCAATAATACACTCAATATTCTGCTCATTCATCGACTTCTTATTAATATCGACCTTAATGTAATCATTAATTGAATTTTCACCTGAACTCGGAATTGCGAGAGCATCATAAATATTAGAACTTTTCAATTTCAGCTTGAAAAAATTCTGCAATTTGAACTTAATTCGTGGGATGGGTTGGACAGACTGGATAACAACATTCACCCGCTCCTCATAGAAATTCTGAGTGTCTTTATTGAACTTCAATTTATTTGTCATTACAAACTCATACATAATCGTGAATGACTCAATATCATTAGAATCCAATAGTGTAAGCAAACTATAATGAAGAACCTTCGTGTTGAATATTCCATAATCAACTGTCCAATATACCATCTTCAAAAAGTTCGAATACTTATTCTTCGAAAATACATTCAAGTCAAACTCCTCCGCGGTCTCCATTATCTCATTCAAAAACATATCACGTCCCCGAAACTTGTCTTCAATATATACGCAAAAAGATACCTTATAATTATATTGCTTTAATGCATCATCGATGGCTTCTTCCTCAGTATCAAATGGCCCAACGAACTCACTCTCATATGATGCATCTAGTCTATTCAAGCACCAATAAAAGCCATAATCATCGGACTCGCTCGTATTATGAATAACGTTGAACATCTTCTTCTGCCATTTCTTGTTGATAATAAGCTCCTTGACTAATTTAGCATACAAATCGATATAGTGATTATCAGTCATAACCTTGTTCATAATTTCAGCATTAATAATGTCGTATGTTTCATAAAACATTTGCTCCTCTAAATGGTCTATGAATTCCTTTACAATTATTGTAAATTTCTTGTCATTCAACTTGTTCAAATGCGAAATAACAGTTTTCCGAATTTTATCTGTATCGTTGGCCGGTATCTGACGGATGTATGAATTAACAAAATACTTTTCAATGTCCTTTCCACGAAATCGGTTCTTCCTCCTCCAAGAAGAAGTCGGCTTCGGCCGAACAACTCCCTTACCATAATTATTTTTCTTAAATGATAATACGTCAATTGGTTTCACTTCGACGTTTTTATAATATTCTTTGAAATTATTCAACAATGATATACTTTTTCCAACACACTTACGTATAAAATCGATTGAATAAATTGACTGAATATTTTGGAATTCGATCGGGATTAAATTTTCCATTTTATTATATATATAATAAAATCTTTAAGCCATTTTTACTTACATTCGCATTCTGCATTTCCAAGTAAATAAATATTATTCTTCTCCATTACTGAAATAATATTATTTTTTGCCTTTTTTTGGATGGCGTTGTGGATACGGACTTTGTTTCTTATTTTTCCGAATATAATCAATAATAAGGTATATACCAACTCCAATAATTCCACATCCAAGAAGAGATAATAATACAATTACAATAATTGTATCGTTTTCCATAATATCTAAATAGAAAATAATATTACTTACAACCACAACCAGTGCAATCCATTTTTGGATCACCACTCATATATTTATCATATTGACACCATCCTTTCTCGCCAACACGCAAATCTGTGCAAGTATATGGACATTTTCCTTTTTTACAAGGCGCTTTCCCACAATTACCGGATTCTCCTTTATATTTACAACCATTCAAGCATTTTTTATTGCGTCCATCTTTTTTAGTAAATATAACAATTAAATATATACCAACGCCAATTATTGCGCAACCAAGAAGTGATAATAACACAATCATAATAATCATTTTGGTTTCCATAATATCTAAATAGAAAAAAGTGATTTCTTAAACAGTTTAAAAATAATAGTATAATATATATTACAGCTATTTCAAA